TGCCCTCCTAGGCTTGGTGCTGACGGCCATAGGACGTCCGGAACGCATCAAGTGCTCCCTGTCCTGGAAAGGGTCATCCCCTCTTTTCAGGAAGAACTTGAGCAGGGCACCATAACCATCCAACTTGTTGGATGGAATTATGGCCTGGACTACAAAGCCCGTGACAAGCGGGCTGAATAGTCGGGGATCATAGTGCTCGGTTTCGTACCCGAGGAAACTATGTCTGCCCAACACCGCACTGGTCTCGGCAACTACGGGATAAAGGACCTTCCCCTTGACGGAGAGAAGTCCTTCCAGGAAGTTGTCGAGAGCATCTACAACTCGCCAGTAACCAGCCTTATAAAGCTGGTTACGAAGCGAGACTGTAGATATAAGTGCGGATGCGTCCTGCCGTGAGGATGGGAGTACTTCACGAACGCGAACGATGGATACGTCCTCGCCCGCGTAGTACTCCTTACCGCAAGACTCTCTGAACTTTCCAGTCCAGAAAGACTTGTTGGTATTGACCTTACAATTGTACTTTTGTAGGTCATCGAGAACCGTACTCGCATCATCGGTGGGGACGACGATGTCGTCACCATAGATGTAAATCCCGCGAGAAACAAGAAATACATTCTTGCGGGACACAGGGAGATTATGCTTCCTTAATTGAGACGCTACACAGATAGTGTAGAAGTACATCGCCTCAATGGGAAAGCAAAGAGCAGAACCCATGGATGCAAATTTGCGAAGAGGGCCGATTACTCGGCCGTCTGGCATTTCCGCACGCGTGGAACGACAAGCGTCGATCAAATCTCGAAGATCTCGATTTGAGCGAAACATTCTCATAGCGAGAGAGTGTGGAACTCTATCACTAGCATCTGAGAGGTCGATCGTTGCAAATCGGCCATCGTGTGACGACATCATAGCAAGCTCTTGGTTAACTGTTTGGTCTGCGAAGTTCACATGACCTTTGGTCAACTTAAAGGATTCGATCTTGCGATAAATCGCATTACGAATCCCCTGCTGAACATACTGCATACAACAGGGCTCAATTGCTATGATTCTGGGTGCCTTCAACGTTTTCGGAACAGGAGTAACCCGAACGGGTTGTTCAAGTTCCTGGCTTATGAACGAAACATCCTCAAATCCACTCTCTAGTGCGCATCCCAATGGGACAGCGTTACCAAAGAATGGAAAGTAAAGTTCGAGGCGTTCATGCCAACGCTGCCAAATGAATTTCTGATTTCCAGAAATCCGCTCGGCAGTGGCTCCGGGACCATGCCTAGGAAGTAACATGTCAAGGCGTAAATCGCCCAACATATCATCCCAAAGCACAGAAGAAACCAGATCGAAATACTGGAGTTCTTCTTCCGGCAGCGAAAACATGTCGAAAGACTGCTCAATCGCGATAAAGCCTTCGAACGCGGCATACGTCCTTGCGGGCGTACACTCAAGTTCCATCTTTTTGAACGCGAGGCATATTTGCCGAACGCTATCAACAAGACGGGCAACAGTGTCCGAATCAGTAGGTAATTCATCGTGAATTCTCCCTGTCTCAAGGTCAAAGATATGACGGAGGATACCTGACAAGAATGCCGGGATTCCTCTGACCTTCCTGAAATTTCGGAAGGCCATTGCGTCTATCTGCCCGTTCGCAAGGCTTCTCTCGAAGTCTCTTGCGAATTGGGGAAGGGTGATCGTTAGAAACGAAACACCTTCATCTTTGACCCGTGATCGTATTGTTTTTAGATCACGTAAATCAGAGACATTTGCGAGGCAGCTGGCGCAAGCGTCAAGATAGATAGCTTGCGTCACTTCTAAAAGGTCACTTATGAGCCTTTCGGCTCCATCGTTGCTTTTCATGTCACCTCCAGAAATGAAGGAAAACATCAAACCAACGACTTCAACCTTCACCGCCCACGAACTGGGCGGGCAACCAGCTACCACAATACGAAGAAAATCACTCGATCTCCATGAACTTTGAAAGGTTCATGAAGTGAGGCCTCTCAAGAGTATCAAACTCCGGAGAGACTGGAACAACCTGAGAATGGTCAATGTGAGAGACGATGCGATAAGCACCGGCAAACACTTGATCAAAATCAGATTGATCCATTCCAGTGATCCCAGATGGATCAGCCAAAGCGGCTTCAAGCGGACTCGCGTCCGGGTCAACCTTTGATTTCTTTGACTTCAAATTCCTGAGGATCTCAAGTATTAAAAGAGATACCTCAAGAGTAGACTGAATCTTGCTTAACGAGTATTTTGCCATAGGAGTTTGGGAAGCACCAATTAAGACTCGGTGCCCACTAACCTCCCTATAGCAGTATTGTCAAGCCAGGTCTTTAGACCTGCTGCAATTTGCTCACACTGAGTTTGTGTGAAACCCGCCGCTGGGCGGTCAAACACAACCCAGAAACTAAGAGTTTCGAAATCATTGACAGAAGTCAATGGGTCCGGAACGATAGCTAACTGATCGAGTCGAGCCATAGAGTTTATACGGGTCTTCTGCCCGCTTGAAACTTTATGGGAGATCGTCAGTTTCCATGTCCCGTCAGCCTTTTGATAGACCGATTTTCGGCCATTCTCAAGAATCTGAATTCGAGGCATGGATTGAGCAACAGAATTGATGGTAACTGATTGTGGGTCGGCAAAAGCCATTGGATAACCTCCAGAAGTTGAGGAGTTATATCCCTGGAAGGGTAACTTGGTTCCAAATCAAGCCCCAGCTGAGCCAGAGAAGGTTAACGCATCGCTATATTGGACCGAGAAAGTCCAAGCGCTGCGAGAATTGACCACTGCTTGGCGGAAATATCCTTGCCAAGTAGCGAGAATCCAAATGGAGAAGTAGCTCCCTGCCGCTGCTTTGTTTCAATGGAACGAATCCATTGTAGCGACAGTGTATTCGCCCAGTAATAGATAGTTGATGTAAGAACCAACTGTCTAACTGCATGGCGCATAACGTAGAGATACTTCCAGGCATAGCCATCCAAAGCAATCGAATTTGCGAGATCGATCTGATCCCCCACATTCGAAAACCAATCGATGAGCCATGTCCAGGGAGTGGACTTGTATAGATTGATAGGACTTAACTCGGCCCCATACACC